AACCGCCTGGTGCGGACCCGCATGCCAGGTGGCGTGGGAGGGGACCGGTCAGATTACCTGACCGCCCCTATCCCGATTGGCAGAAAGGAAATTGAAGGCATTGGCGTAGAATGCGCGCAACCAAATAACCGGGGGCGCTATGAAACGGAATGCGATTGGCTTTGCAATTGCACTGGCTTGTGTGGGTTGCGGAAAGACTCCGCCCGATCCTTCTTCGATGACGATGGGGCACAAACTTGCAGAGTTGGTATTCGACCGAAATATGGAGTCGAGTGCTCCGGAGGTAGTCGAGACGGAGCGTGTGTTGGCAGCAGCGTCGAAGGTGATGATTGAACCGAGCGACAAGCTGGCCGATCAGGCGTGGTATTTCACGAAGGAGTTGCGAAAGGATGGTATTCGTGAGTCCGGCATCGATGCTCTGGAAGTTTGTACGAGGGTGGCGGAAAAGCTCGGCGAACAGGTCGATTTCGCATCTTGTGGGCCGCACTACGTGGTGAGCCGACATAGCGGCATGTCGCATACCGACACCGTTTTGGGGTTGGTTGGATTGGCTAGAGCCGCGAAGGTACTGAAATCCAAGGAGCCGCAGTAATACTGGATTCAACGAATCTGTTGATCATCTGAAAGCCCTGAGTGCGAAAGCCCTCGGGGCTTTTTGCATTGGGGCGCAGAAATGCGAAGCGAGTCGGCCGTCGGGCCAAGCGAAATCTGGTCGATGTGGGACGAAGACCGAGGCATGGGGCGCGCTACCGCGCGGTGCTTCGTGTTTGACGATGCGATGGACCGCATCGTGTGGGCGATGGACCGGGTGGACGACCGTGCGATCGTGGATCTCGCGGTCGGTGCGGGTCTGCCTATTTTTTGAGCAGGCGGGGACCCTACGTGCGAGCCAACACGCGGGGGCTCGCACCCGCGCTTTTTCTCTACTGGCGAGTCTCCATAGGGGGTCATATTCATGCCGACTCAGCAGCAGATCGCCGAGCATTTGGACCTTGATCAGTCGGCCGTTTCGCGGTTCGTCGACAAGGTTCGGCTCGATTACCGTGCGGCGTCGATCGACGAGATCCGCATCGCATACATTCGCCACCTACGCGAGATCGCTGCAGGCCGCGCGAGCGAGACCGGCATCGATCTCGTCGCCGAACGCGCGATGACCGAGCGCGTCGATCGCGAGATCAAGCTGCTGACGCTGGCGGAGAAGAAGGGCCAGCTCGTCAACGCGGCGCAGCTCGAACAGGCGTACGGCCAGATGGTCGGCGCATTTCAAACGGAATTGCTGGCGCTGCCCGACAAGCTGGTGCAGGAGCTACGCACACTGTACGGCGTCGAGGTCGACGTCGAATGGTTGAACGAGCATGTCTATGGATGCCTTCAGCAGCTTTCTGAATACGACGCAGACGGTCCGGGCAGTGATTCGCCGGATCGCGCAGCTTCTGCGTCCGCCCGAGCGGATCGGGACGACGGAATGGGCGCGCAAGCATCGGAGGATGAGCGCGAAGGCGACGGCGACGCCGGGCCGCTATAACCCGAACATCACGCCATGGGTTTTCGGCATGCACGAAGCGCTTGACGATCCGACCGTGCAGAAGATCGTGTGCATGAAGTCCGCGCAGGTCGCGTGGACGGACGGCGTGCTGCTGAACTACATCGGCAAGCGGATCGACGTCGACCCGTGCCCGATGATCGTCATGTTCGCGAAAGAGAAGTCCGCGAAGAAGTTCAACCTCGAAAAATTCGAGCCGATGGTCGAGGTAACGCCCCGCCTGTCGGCGAAATTGCCCGTGCACGCGGCGCGCGACAAGAACAACCTGTGGGATCACAAGACGTTCCCGCGTGGTTTCCTGAAGTTCATCACGTCGAACGCGCCGGACGACGTGAAGTCGACGCCGGCCCCGATCGTCGCGGTCGAGGAACCGGACGACGCGAACACGAACGTGCGCGAGCAGGGCGATTCGATTACGCTGCTGGAAGAACGGAACAAGAGCTACTCGGATAGCCGGCGCAAAGTTATTTTTGGCGGCACGCCGACCGTCGACGGCTTCTCGCGTATCCAGCAGGCGTATCTGACGTCGGATCAGCGCATCTATCTGGTGCCGTGTCCCGATTGCGGCGAGGAGCATGAGCTAGCGTGGGAGAACGTGACCTGGAGCGAGGACGCGGACGTCGCGCATGAGGTGTTCGGTCGTGCGCGGCCGGATTCGGCTCGCTATACGTGTCCGCATTGCGGTTCGTTGTGGGACGATCCAGCGCGCGTGCGCGCGGTCCGGCGCGGGCGATGGGTCGCGACGGCATCGTTTCACGGCGTCGCCGGCTTCCGGCTGAACGAGCTGGTCTCGCCGTTTCCCGGCTCGCGCATGGGCGAGCTGGTCAAAAAGTGGCTGACGGCCGAGAAAGCGCTGCGCGAGGGCGACGACACGAAGATGCGTGCGTTCGTGAACAATTCGCAGGGGCGCGCGTACAAGTACAAGAGCGATCTGCCCGAGCTGGACGTGCTGGCCGAGCGTGCGAAGCCGTACGCGGCATTCATGGTGCCGGCCGGCGGTCTGTTGCTGACGCTCGGCGTTGACGTCCAGCACGACCGGCTCGCGATCATCCTGCGCGCATGGGGGCGGGGCGAGGAAAGTTGGCTCGTCGTGTGGGACGAGATTCACGGCAACGTGCTGCATCAAGAAGCCGATCCGCTGTCGGGCGGTGTATGGGGCGCGTTGACCGCGCTGCTGACGCACGGCTACCGGCACGAAAGCGGCGGCATGCTGCGTATTCGGGCGACGTCGATCGACTCGTCGGACGGCTCGACGTCGGACGCCGTATACAAATATGTGCGTGCCGCGCAGAGGGCCGGACTGAACGTGCTGGCGATCAAGGGTAGTACCGAGGTCAACGCGGAGATTTTCAGCGTGCCGAAGGCGTCGGTCGATTCGACGCGCAACAACAGCAAGGCGGCGAAGTACGGGCTGCGTCCGTACATGGTCGGGGTTAGCAAGGCGAAAGACCTGATCCTCGACAACCGGCTGAAGCTCGACGGCGACGGACCGGGGCGCATGCACTGGTACGTCGGCGTGCGTTCCGACTATCTCGCGCAGGTGACGGCCGAGGTCAAGGTGCCGGGCCGCACTGGTACGAAGCGCGTCTGGCAGAAGAAGGCCGGCGGGCGTAACGAAGCGCTCGACTGCGAGGTCTACGCGCTGCACGCGGCGCGCAGCGTCAAGACGCACTTGATGACCGAGGCGCACTGGCGCGTCGAGCAGGTGCGCGTGTCGCAGGTGTCGTTGTTCGAAGCCGTGCCGATACTGGAAGCGCTGCCGTCCGCGTTGCCGATCGACACGTTGCCGGCCGAGCGGACAGATGTAGATCCGCCGCAGCCGACCGAGCCGGTGCAGCCGGTCGCGAAACCAATCGAAACCCCGCCCCCGAGCGGGGTTTCGCGCATTCAGGGCCGTCGCGTTGGGCGCTCGACGTATCTGAAGCGCCGCTAAACGAAGGAATCGCATGGCATACACAAAACAGGATCTGGAACGTGTCCAGTCGGCGATCGCCAAGGGCGAGATGGAGGTGCAGTACGCCGACCGTCGCGTGCGGTATCGCTCGATCGACGAGCTGCGCGCGGCGCAGACCGAGATCATCCGTGCGCTCGATGGCGCGAGCGGCCGGTCGCGCATGGTGCGTCTGCGACACGCCGGCAAGGGGGTGCGATGAGCCGAACCTATCCGATGCTGTCGCAGCGTGGCTTCGTCGTGCCGACCCGGCTGAAGGCGGCGGCATACGAGTCGGCGAGCACGGGTGGGGCGCGGGCGAAGTCGTGGAAGGTGTCCGGTGCGGGGCCGAATGCAGCGGCGGTGCAGAACCTGCCGCTGCTGCGGCACCGTGCGCGCGATGCGATCCGGAACGACCCTTGGGCGAAGACCGCCATCGCGCGCCTCGTCTCCAACACGATCGGTTCGGGCATTCAGGCGCATCCGCAGCACCCCGACGACGCGACCCGCAAGCGGCAAAAGCAACTTTGGGAGGACACGGGCAAGGAGATCGACGCGGACGGCGTAGCCGATTGGGCCGGTCTGCAAACGCTCGCGGCCCGCACATTCTTCAGTGACGGCGAGGTGCTGGTGCGACGGCGCCTGCGCGACCGCCGCGACAGGCTGGCCGTGCCGATGCAAATCCAGCTCCTCGAAGGTGACCTGTTGCCTGTCTGCAAGAACGAACGGGTGCCGGGTGGTGAGATCGTGAACGGCGTCGAGTACGACGACGAGGGCCGACGCGTCGCGTATCACCTGCTGCGTCGGCACCCCGGCGAGTACAACCGCGCGAGCGTCGACAGCACGCAGACGGTCCGCGTGCCGGCCGATGAGATCGCGCACGTTTTCCTCGCGTTGCGGCCGGGCCAGGTGCGCGGCGTGCCCGAGTTGTCGACCGTGCTGCTGCGGCTGCACTCGCTCGACAATTTCGACGATGCCGTGCTGTTCCGACAGGAGGTCAGCAACCTGTTTGCGGGATTCATCGTGAAGCCGCACGCCGAGCTGGGGCCGCTCGGTGATCCGGTGACGGGCGGGCCGATCGAGACCGATGTCGACGGCTTCTCGCCGGTCGTGTCGCTTGAACCGGGCGGCATGCAGGAACTGGCACCGGGCGAGGACGTGAGGTTTGCGGCCCCGCCGGGCGCGGGCAACGACTATGCACCGTTCATGCGCCAGCAACTGATGGCGGCAGCGGCTTCGGTCGGCATGCCGTATGAAGTGCTAACCGGTGATCTGCGCGACGTCAGCGACCGCGTGCTGCGCGTGATCCTGAACGAATTTCGCCGCTCGGTTGAGCAGCTTCAGTGGAACGTGTTCATCCACCAGTTCTGCCGGCCCGTATGGCGCTGGTGGGTCGACGCGTGCGCGCTGTCGGGCGCGATGCCGATGCCGGACTACTACCGTACGCGCCGAGATTACCTGCGCGTGCGATGGGTGCCGCAGGGCTGGCCGTATATCCATCCGGTGCAAGACGTCACGGCGAAACGGATGGAGATCCGGGCAGGGCTGGCGAGCCGGACGGGCGCAGTGCTGGCCCGAGGCGACGACCCCGAGCAGGTGGATGTCGAGAATGCGGCCGATCAGGCGCGCGAGCAGCGGCTCGGGCTTCGCTATGACACACAGGTGCCTGCCGACAGCGGGCCGGACATGACGGGAGGTGAAGGTGAAACGTAATCGGAAGTGGTGGGACATCCGTGCGCAGGCGAACGCGGATGGCGGCAAGGTGGCCGAGATCCGGATCTACAGCGAGATCGGTTTTTGGGGCGTCGACGCGGAGCGATTTATTTCGCAGCTCGACGCGGCCGCAGCAGGCGCATCGTCGATCATCGTCGCGATCAATTCGATGGGCGGTGATGTGTTCGACGCCTTCACCATCTACAACGCGCTGCGGCGCTACGAAGGCAAGGTGAAGGGGCGTGTCGACGGGATCGCGGCGTCGGCCGCGTCGCTGGTGCTGATGGCGTGCGACGAGATCGAGATGCCGGAAAACGCGATGCTGATGATTCACCATCCGCACACGATCGCGGCGGGTGAGGCCGGCGACTTCCGGCGCATCGCGGACCTGCTCGACAACGCCAGCGCCGGCATTCTCGCGGCGTACGTCAATCGCAGCGGCCTGTCGGAAGACGAGGTGCGCGCGATGATGGACGCGGAAACGTGGCTGACGGCCGCTCAGGCGAAGGAGAAGGGTTTCTGCGACACGATCGAGGCCCCGGTGAAGCTGGCGGCGGCGGCGAACGCTGCGCCGCTGCTCGCACGTTTCTCGTCGGTGCCGGATGTTGTCCAGGAGGCGATCGACGCGGCTGGCGATCCCCCCGCGCCGGTCCCTGAGCCGCCGGCACCGCCTCCCGAGCCGCCAGCGCCGTCCGCACCGATTGTTCCCGACGTTGGAGCGCTCGCCACGCACGTATTCAACATGTTGCGCGAAGCGAACCTGAGCGACTGCACGGAGGGCGTGATCGCTGCGACCGGCCTGCGTGATCGCGACACGGTCGATCGCGCGATCCAGAACGCGACGGACATCGCGGGGATCTGTCTCGCGGCGAATCAAATGGACCTGGCCGCGCAGTTCGTGGCGAGCGGTCTGACGCCGGACCAGGCGCGTGCACGGTTGTTCGAGCGCATGACGGCGTCGCAGCAGCCCGTGAACGGTCGGCCGGACCCGAAGTCGACGCCGATTCCGCAGGCGAGTGGTCGCACGGTGCGGTCCTCGGACATCTACGCGGCCCGCCGCGTAGCGAATGCAACTTCTCAACGCTGAAAGGAGCGCTGAATGTCGAATATCAAGACGATGGGCACCTTGCCCGGTGAATTTTTGATCTCCGAAGGGCCGGGCGCGATCTCGCGCGATGCGGTTACGGTGGCGGCCGGCCCGGCACTCGCGGCCGGGACGCTGCTCGGCGCGATGGCGACGGGCGAGTATGCGCCGTACGACAACGCCGGCAAGGACGGCGCGGAGATCGCTGTCGGCATCCTGTACGCCCCGCTGCACGAATCGGGCGTCGCGCGTCGCGGCGTCGCGATCATGCGGCTGGCAGAGGTCGACGGACGATTGCTGACCGGACTGGATGCCGCCGGCCGCGACGATCTCGCATCGCATCACATCGTCATCCGCTGACCGAAGCGGAACCCATCCATCCGAAGGCCGCGCCGATGCGTGGCCTTTTGTATTTCAGGAACAGATATGGCAGACATCAATCTCTTCAACGACGACGCCTTCTCGCTGTCGTCCATGACCGCGGCGATCAACGAGCAGGAATACGTACCCGGCCGCATCAGCTCGACGGGGATGTTCGACGAGGAAGGCGTCACGACGACGGTCGTGCAGATCGAGCGTGACGGCGACAAACTGGCGCTCGTTGCGGCGGGCGAACGCGGCACGCCTGCGCCGAACGTGGCCGGCAGCAAGCCGAACCTGATTCCGTTCAACACGGTGCACCTGCCGCAGCGCGCGTCGATCAAGGCCGACGAGATCCAGAATCTGCGCGCGTTCGGCTCGGATAGTGAACTGGAAACGCTGCAGAACTATGTCAACCGTCGCTTGGCAAAGATGCGGCGCATGCTCGACGCGACGCACGAGTTTCACCGACTCGGCGCAATTCGTGGCGTGATTCTCGACGCGGACGGCAAGAACGTCGTCGCGAACCTGCTCGATAGTTTCGGCATCAAGCAGCAGGTCGTCGAATACGAGCTGTCGAACCCGAAGACCGAGATCCGGATCAAGAACGAAGACACGCTCGAAGCGATCGAAGACGCGCTCGGCAACGTGCCGTTCACGGGTGCGCGCGCGTTCTGCGGCAGCAACTTCTGGCGCAAGCTGCTGACGTTGCCGACCGTCAAGGAAACGTTCCTGAACACGGCGGCAGCCGCCGCGCTGCGCGGCGATCCTCGCGGTTCGATCGAGCTGGACGGCATCGTGTTCGAGCGGTATCGCGGTGCAGTGGGCGGTGTCCCGTTCGTCGGTCCCGACGAGGCGTATGCGGTGCCCGAGGGTGTGCCGGATCTGTTCATCTCGCGCTTCGCGCCGGGCGACTACACGGACGCCGTGAACACGATCGGCCTGCCGTACTACGCGCGGCAGGAACTGATGCCGTTCAACAAGGGTGTCGAGATCGAGGCGCAGTCGAACCCGATCCACCTCTGCACGCGCCCGCGTGCATGTATCCGTCTGAAGGCCTGACATGGCGTTCCGGGATCTGATCGCGGACGTCGACTCGGCCGTGCTGCGCGATCTCGGCGACGCGGATATCACGATCGACGGCCGGCCCGTCGAAGGGATGTTCGCATCGCCGTGGCTCGGGCCGGATCTCGGCAGCCAGCGCACGCAGTTGGTCGCGCCCGTGTTCCATCTGCGGGATCGTGATGCCGTCGATATTCGGCAAGGCAGCATCCTGGTCGCGAATGGCGAACGGTATCGCGTGCTCGAGGCGCAGCCGGACGGCACGGGCTGGACGATCCTCATTCTCCAGTAGCGCATATGGACGACGTAAAAATCGAGATCAACATCAACGAGGTGACGGCCGTTTTGCAAGGGCTGTCATCGTCTGCGATGCGGGCCGCGTGGCGGCGCACGTTGCGCAAGACGGCAGGGTGGATCAAGAGCCAGACCGCGAAGGAAGTCGGGGCGGCGACGAAGATCCCGCAGAAGGTGATCCGTCGCCGGATCTATTTCTTCCTGCGCTCGGCCGACACCGGCAAGGTCTGGCTCGGCCTGAACCCGATCGAGGCGCATCGCCTCGGCAACGCGATGAAGACGCGCAAGGGCATGCGGGTGGGACGCCAGTCGTTCGAGGGGGCGTGGCGGCAATCGAAGCGCCAGCCGGACGGCCCGATCTACGAGCGCGTCGGCAAGGAACGCATGCCGTACCGGATGGTGACGGTTCAATGGCAGCAGACGGGCGATCCGGCATTCCGCCGCGCTGCGAAGGCGTGCGAAGACAGGTTGTTGGTGATCCTCCAGCAGGAGGTGAACTACGAACTACTGAAGGCGATACGACGTGCTTGAGAACCTGAAACAACTACACGACGCGATCGAGCAGGGGCTGCGCATCAAGCTGCCGGCGATGAAGCGGATCGAGGCGTACCCGCGTCTCGGTCAGAAGATCGAAACGCCGTTGATCGCGATCGAACTGAGCGAGTTCGAACCCGGTCACGACGATGGAACCGACAACGTGCCGCTGATCGCGCGCATGCTGGCGCGCATCGTGTTCGATCCGATCGACGAGGGGGCGGAGCTGGCGGTGCGCGAGGTCGCGGCCCGCGTCGCAATGGCGGTGCACATGCAGACATGGGATCTGCCAATCACGCCCGGCAAAGTGGTGCAGGTCGCGGAGGATCCATTCCGCCCGCAGCTCGACACGTATTGTGTGTGGCTCGTCGAATGGACGCACGAATTCGGTCTCGGCATGGTGCTGGGCGAAATCCCGGACGGGCCGATGATTCTGTGGGGTGTCGATCCCGACGTTGGTCCCGGCAGTGAAGGGCAGTATTGGGATCCGTCGGATGAACGGGGGGCAAGCGCATGAGCGATTACGCGCTGGGCGAGATCGATCGCCGCATGGCGTGCATGGTGCAACACGGCACCGTCGAGGGCGTCACCTACCAGCCGCCGATGTGCCGCGTTCGCATCGGCGCTTGGGTCAGCGACCTGATGCCGTGGAAGACGGCTGCTGCGGGCGCAGTGCGTTTCTGGCGCCCGCCGTCCGTGGGCGAGCAGGCAACGATGGTCGCGCCGTCCGGCGATCTGGCCGGCGCATACGCGATCCCCGGCTACTACTCGGACCAGCACGGCGGCTCGGCGCGGACCAGTCCGGCTGAAACCGCGTGGGACTACCCGGACGGCGCGTCGGAGATGTACGACCACGAGAAACACGAATACCGCGTTGATGTGCCGGCCGGCGGCAGGATCGTGTTTCGCATCGGCGGCACCGAGCTGGAGCTGCGCGCGGACGGCGTGACGCTGCGCACACAGCAGCTGCTCGGCGATATCCCGGATTCGACTTTCACCGGGAACACGACGACGGAGAAGCTGCTGACGTTCAACGGCGGGATGCAGGGCAAGGGCGGTGCTGCTGGCGGCCCGGCTGTCCAGGTGAACGGCGGTGCGCGCTATACGGGCGACGTCGATATCGGCGGCAAATCGTTCCTGCGGCACTCGCACATGGAACAGGGCGACGGTGTGCCGGTATCGCCGCCGCTGTAACGAGTCCATTCGCAAAGTCACTTTGCCCCGCCTCTGCGGGGCTTCGTTTTTTGGGGATCACAGATGGCAAAAGACAATGCACAGGCTGCAACTCGCGACGCACCGACCCGCGTGACGTATCTCGACACGAAGTTCCGCAGTCGCGTGATCGTGTTTCCGGACGGCGACGTGCTGCATGTTACCGCCGGCGAAGTCGTCGCGACGACCGCCGCGCATATCGGCTATCTCGACGCGAATGCGGATTACAAGCGGCTCGAGGAGCGCGGATGAGCAGGTCCGGATCGCTGGTCGGCATGGACAGGTGGACCGGAAGGGCGATCGGCGGTGTCCCGCACCTGATACAGAGCATTGCCGACATTCTCGGCACGCGCAAGGGAAGCCGCCGCGAGCGTCCCGAGTACGGATCGGACATCCCGCTGATGGTCGACCTTCCGGTTACGCGCGGATGGGTGTCTGCCGCGCAAGCCGAGGCTGCGCGTGCGATCGGACGATGGGAGCCGCGCATCAGGCTTGCCCAGGTCAAGGTGCTGTCGGTGGTCGATGGCAAGGTGACGTTCGCGATTCGCGGTGAGTACGACGGCGCGGCCGTTGAAATCGAGGTGCCAACATGACGATCATCGATCTTGCTTCGCTGGATCCGCCCGATCTTGTCGAATTGCTCGATTTCGAGGCGGCGTACCAGATGAAGCTTGAGCATTTCAAGGCGATCTATCCGGACTGGACGGCCGCGCTGGAATCGGATCCGGTGGTGAAGCTACTCGAGCTGGCCGCTTACGAGGAGATTCGTTTCCGCACGCGCGTGAACGACGCGGCACGGGCGGCGATGCTCGCTTTCGCGACGGGTGCCGACCTGGAGCATCTGGCGGTGTTGTTGGACACCGAGCGGGCGGTGGTCGATCCGGGTGACCCGAACGCCGACCCGCCGATTCCGCAGCGAATGGAGTCGGACGAGCGCTTGAAGCTGCGCGCCCAATTGTCGCCTGAGCGAGCAACCGTTGCCGGCCCGTTTGCTGCGTACCGATCGCTCGCGATGGACGCCTCGGCCGACGTGCTTGACGTCGCGGTGGATCGGCCCGAACCGGGAACGGTGCGGCTGACCGTCATGTCGGCGAAGGGGGACGGTGTGCCGGATCAGGCGCTGATCGACATCGTCCGCGCGAAGGTCTCGCCCGAGACGGTGCGTCCGCTTAACGATACCGTGCTGGTCGAGCCGGCGATCAAGATCGAGTACGCGATCGATGCGCTGATCTATGTCGGAAGCGGTCCGGATCCGAACGTGGTTCGTGACGCGCGGCGCACAGTGCTCGACGGCGTCGTCGCGAAATCGCGGCGGCTGCGTGCGGGCATGCCGCGATCCGCGATCGAAGGGGCGCTGCATGCACCGGATAGCGGTGTGACGGGTCTCGATTTGTCGACACCCGTCGACAACGTCGTGTGCGGCCCGCGCGAGTTTGCGCACTGCACGGGCATTCGTGTCGAGGTGAAGGCCGATGAAGCGTGAGCCGCTACTTCCGGCGAATCAGACGCCACTTGAAGCCGCGCTTGCCAAGGTAATGCGGCCGAGCGTGGATCCCGAGATCCTGCGCACGTTGTGGGATGCCGATCGCTGTCCGGCCGCGTGGCTGCCGTGGCTTGCGTGGGCGCTCGCCGTCGACGGTTGGGAGCTGGCGGAATCGGAGGACGCACGACGCGCGCTGATCAGGGGATCGATGGCGCTGCATCGGAAGAAGGGGACGCCGTGGGCGGTTCGGGAGGTGATTCGTCGGTTCGGCTTTGGTGAGGTGACGATCATCGAGGGCCGCAGCGGTCGCCGTCGTGACGGCACGATCGTGCGGAACGGGGAGCAGGTGCACGGCAAGGCGAGCGCGTGGGCCGAGTACATCGTGAAGCTCGATCAGCACATCACGCGTGATCAGGCTGACCGGCTCTGGAAGGCGATCGAGCGTTATGCGCCTGCGCGGAGTCAGCTTGTATCGCTCGATTACTCCGCCGTGCCGATCCGCCACAACGGTGTCGCGCGGCGAGATGGACAGTACAGCAGAGGGAGCATTGCATGAGCAATCTCATTGAAAGTGACCGTTGGGAAGACGGCATTTACCAGCTCGAGACGTCGGATCCGGTCATCGGTGGTCCGGATGGCGTCGACAACTTGCAGGCGAAGCAGCTCGCAAACCGGACGCGGTTCCTCAAGAGGTTGGTCGAGGCCGGCCAAAGTAACTTGGACGCGCACGCGAGTGCGGTTGATCCGCACCCGCAATACGCGACTAAGGCTGACCTTGCACAGCGGCTTGCCGAGTTGGTCGACCAATCTCCCGAAGCGCTTAATACGCTGAAGGAATTGGCGGACGCGCTTGGCAACGATCCGAACTTTGCGACGACCATCACGAACGAGCTTGCGAAGAAGTCGGCGATCGACTCGCCGGTTTTCACCGGGACGCCGAAGGGGCCGACGCCGCCGCAATTCGATAACACCACGAAACTTGCGACGACCGCATTCGTCCGGTCGTTGGGTATGCAGGCGAACGCTTTCACGACACTCGTCGGGGCCGCGACACTAACCGCAGCGAACGCGGGCGGTTCAATCTACCTGGGCGGCGCAGGGAACTATACGGTCACGTTGCCGCTTGCGTCGTCCGTTCCGGCCGGCGCTCGTATCGAGTTCGTGAGCGGGGTGGGGGCGTCGCCGGTCACAATTTCCCGTCAGGGAACCGACACCATCTATATGAACGCGAGCACATCGCTCGCGACTGTTCCGATGGCGCTCGGCGACACGTATGTCCTCGAGAGCAATGGCGTGAATTGGTATTCCGTTGGAGGGTCAACGCCTCTCGCATATACGGGTGGATTTGGGGCGTCCCTGTCTGCAAGCGGTTACCAGAAGTTGCCAAGTGGCTTGATTATCCAGTGGGGGTTGTTCCAGATAAATTTCTCCTCCACCCCTCAGACTGCATCTGGAGTGGTTACGTACCCGCTTGCCTTCCCGAACGGCGTACTTTCGGTGACGGCGACCTCCTTGTCGTCCACCCCTTCAGCATACCCTGCTCCGTCCGTCGTGCTTACCAGCGCGTCTCAGTTCACCGCGTATGCGTACGGAGCTGTAAACAACGCAGGGCAAAGCTATTACTACATCGCTATCGGTCGCTAAGGGGGAATTCATGAGCCAAAAATTCGCGGCACACGACGCAAGCGGCAGCATCACGGCGTTCTACGACAGCGCCGACAGTCCGGTTCCGCAGGGAGTGTCCGTCATCGGCATCAGTGACGAGCAATGGCGCGATCTCATCAACGCACAGTCTGCAGGAAAACGCCTTGTCGTCGACGGCGTCGGGAAGCCGGTCGCACTCGATCCGCCTCCCCCAACCCGAGCCGAAGTCGCCGACGCCAAGCGCGCGGAGCGCAACTCTGCGCTCGGCGCAACCGACTGGCTCGTTGCTCGGCACCAAGACGAAAAGTTGCTTGGCAATGGGACGACGCTGACCGCCGACCAGTTCGCGATGCTATTGCGATACCGGCAGGCATTGCGTGAGGTGTCCGATGTATCGGGCTGGCCGAATATGACGTTGCCGCCCGTGCCGCCGTTCGTGATACGCGATGTGGCGTTGGCACAGACGGAATGAGTGGAATGGGTGGTGCCCGGAGCCGGAGTCGAACCGGCACGCGCCGATAAGGGCGCAGCGGATTTTAAGTCCGCAGTGTCTACCACTTTCACCATCCGGGCATGATGCGCTCGGGGGGGATGCTACGGTGAGATCGATGCGCTGACGAGAGGTCTCGTACCGGTCTCGGTGTCGCGGTCAGTCGCCACTGCCCTCTGCGGCCTCGTCATCAGAGGGTGCGTTCGCATTCGTATCGTGTCGTGGTCGCACTAACGCGAACATTGCTGCCGTGACGGTTGGATCGACTGCAGGCCGGCCTGTCATCTGCGCACGATAACGTTGATCGAATTTCAGCTGACTCGCCGGGTCGTTGCCATCGAAGATTGCCTCATCCGAGTTCTTCGTGCTGGAGTTGCATCCGCCGATTTCCTGCCTTGTGCCAACCGAGCGGATCGGGGAAATTCTGTAGATTTTGGCGCGACTACATTCGGCGAATCCGCAAATGTAGACCTCGCGTAGCGCCAGTAGTCTCATCAATGCCCATCGTGTTTGCGCGGCTGTTGTGCCAAGCGCAGAACTGATTTCGGTAGAGGTTCGTTCCCGGGCATCCGACATAAGTTCGACGACAAGAGTGTCTAAGAATGACCTAGTGTGCTTTTCCATCGTGGCGAATCCAACTCACTTTAACGGACTTCGTCGCTGTCGGTGCACGCAGCCGGATTCGAACCGGCGAGCCTTGGGGCGGAGGATTTAGAGTCCCGTGCGCCTACCCATTTCGCCATCCGGGCGGATTGAATGGTGCCGGCTGCAGGACTTGAACCCGCCACCTGACGATTACAAATCGCCTGCTCTACCTGATGAGCTAAGCCGGCTGTTGGTGGGCCCGGCCGGAGTTGAACCGGCGACCGGTCGATTATGAGTCGACAGCTCTAACCAATTGAGCTACGGGCCCGCATTGGGGTGGGCCTCCCGTGGCATACCACGCACTGCGAAAGACGGGGGCGCTTCGCAGTCGACCTGGAGGGATCGGAGGCCCATTGGCGGAAACGGAGGGATTCGAACCCTCGATGCAGGTTTAAGCCCACATGCGTCCTTAGCAGGGACGTGCCTTCAGCCGCTCGGCCACGTTTCCGGATGGAGCGGGTGAAGGGAGTCGAACCCTCGTCATCAGCTTGGAAGGCTGCGGCTCTACCGTTGAGCTACACCCGCAGCTCGACGGGATTGTATCGGTGCCTACCGGATCATGTCCAGGGCAATCGCACGAAGGGGCGTTAACAATCAATGACTTACGCAAGGGGTTGTAAACCGAGTCGAAACAAGCGTTT